TAGTCGTCTTGCCTGATGTCGTAAACGAAAAGCCTTGGCACGAAACTGCAAGCGGTATCGAAGCCAAAGGAAAAGAACTTGGTTTAGAGCCATCTCAGTTTGACCATTGGCAAGCGTTTAAGGTTGCGGTTATGCAGAAGAGTTTGAAGGCTGCATGATTCTTACAAAATACAACCGAGAGCTTGCACATCAGATGATGGATTCTGCACCTGATGGTCATGTCATAGAGGTGAAACCTGCCAAACGGTCTTTAGAACAAAATCGTCTGTACTGGGCGATATTGTCAGACATTTCCGAACAGGTCGTTCCTGGAAAATCTTATGAGCCTAGTGTGTGGCATGAATACCTGCGAGCCCTGTTCCTACCCGAGCGCGTAGTAGAGCTGCCAGACGGAAGCATAAAGATGCTAGAACCGAGCACGGCAGAGTTAAAGTTGGATGAGTTTTCGCAGTATGTAGACAAGGTAACAAAGTGGGCCGTGGAGCATGAGGTAAAACTGAGTGACCAAAGATGAAAAAAGACACCTCTCCGCTGTTGCAGAACTCGGTTGTGCTGTCTGCCGAAGATTGGGATACCCTGGAACGCCTGCTGAAATCCACCATCTGCGAGCAGGGCAGGGATGGGGCCGCAGTACACATTACCATTCGATTCCCCTATGCCCAGAACACCATAGAGGCAAAACTGGAGTTCATGGACTAGGGACCAAAGGTTTCCCAAAACACTACGGGTTTACAGAACAAGATTTGCTTGACGACGTAAATAAACTCCTTGGAAAAAATTAAATTATTTGTCATCCCAATTGAACTATCCGAGGCTAATGCAACGGTAGAAGCTTGGCATCGCCATCATCAGCCATGTCAAGGACATCGTTTTAGTCTCGGAGTGATTGATGAAAACGGTATATTACATGGAGCCTGTATCATTGGAAGGCCGGTTGCGCGACTTGCCGGTGAGCCTCGCAAAGTATTAGAAGTCACTAGATTGGTGACTGATGGTACTTATAACGCTTGCTCAATGCTTTATTCTGCTGCGGCTAGGGCTGGGAAAGAACTTGGGTTTGAGAGAATACAAACGTACATTTTGGCAGAGGAAGAAACAGGAACAAGTTTAAAGGCTTCTGGGTGGGTATGTGAGGGCGAAGCAGGTGGTGGGCAATGGAAACATACGGACGGAAAAGAACGCAGAACTGACCAACCAACAGGCAAAAAAACTAGGTGGGCAAAAGTATTAAATCAACAAAAACCAACCCTTTTAGTTGTTCCTAAATTTAAAGACTCCAAAACCATAGATTTATTCGAGGAGATTGCGTGAAAGCAATAGCAATAGCAACAACTGAGGGAAAGTGCCTTCCCGTACTAGCCGCCTCCGTGACCTTCTACGTCCCGCAGGATGTGACGGTATTCCTAGCTGGTAGCGACATTATCTTTCCGCGCCACAGGACTGTGAACCTGCCCAACGACGCGACCAACTTTGGCGACGCTTATAACGCCGTGGTCAAGCGGGCTTTCGAGGAGGTGGACGAGGTGGTGTGTTGTAACGACGATATTGTGTTCAACCCATACACCTGGCAGACGCTTGCCGAGGATATTTCGCTACTGAGAAGAGAAAATAACCCCCTCGGCTGGGTCGCGTGCCGAAGCGACTACGCGAGAGGATACCAAAATATCCGAATCGGGCAAGGCAAGATGGAATGGTTTAAGTACGAGACCGAACACAAGATTCTGACCGCCGAGATAATCGCCCCTATCTGCGCCTATATCCACCGGGATGCCTGGGTGGACTTCCCTCCCCTGAATTGGTATTCGGACGATGTACAGTCTTTGGACGTCATGGCTAAGGGATACATGAACTTTATAAGCCGGGCTTACGTCCACCACGTTGGCTCACAAACTTGTGGATTTGACGCCAAGAATCTTATAGAATCCGCAAAACCTTGGATTCGAGAGAATAGGCCAGAACTCTACAAAGAATGGTTTCCGAAGAGCGACTAAAGAACTGGGCTTGGTATTGTGCGTGGGGCCATGTCGGGCCAGAGGTTCGTACAACCGCCGCTTCTGCCGAGGGTAACTACGAATCTGATGACGTTTTTGAGGGCGAGGAGCCTAGACTTGAACCGGATATGTTGGACGGACAGCTAGTGGAAAACGCTATAAGGCAGCTCCCAGAAATGTCCCGCAAGGTTCTAAAGGCACGTTATATAATGTATCCGTACCATCTGAAGCACACCGTATCCCAAAGGCTACGGATTTCGGTGGACAGGCTTGAAAGTGAATTACATATCGCCAAGAGGAGGCTTTATGACCGATTACAGAGAAATACTTCAGGGAACCGAGGAGTGGCTGAGAGCTCGGTTGGGTTGTCTAACAGCATCACGGGCTAATGATGCCTGCGCTGCCGAAACGACAGCCGCTTATCAAAACTATCTCTGGCAGCTTGTAGCAGAACGCGAGACAGGTCTTGCAGAAGATACCTACGTCAACGCCGATATGCAGCGGGGAACCGAAAAAGAACCCATCGCCAGAGCCGCCTACGAGGCCCACACAGGGACTTTCGTCACCCAGACAGGGTTCTGGCTCCACCCCGAAATCCCGTACTTTGGGGCTTCTCCTGATGGCTTGGCCGGAGAAGGTCTTATCGAAATCAAATGTCCGCGAACAAGTACCCACCTTCAGTACCGAAAAGAAGGCAAAGTCCCTACGAAATACAAGCGACAGATGATGTGCCAACTGCTCTGTACGGGCAAAAAATGGGTGGACTTTGTTAGCTTTGACGATAGGGTGCGGGAATCTAAGAGACTTTTTATAGTCCGCTACACGCCTACCGAAAAAGAACTGGCAGATATGCTTGAGAAAGTCACGGCCTTTCTGGCCGAGGTCGAGGAAGAGTCTAAGTGAACACAGTCTTGGTAGAAGCTCTCGCGCAGGAAATCTATGAGGTTATAGACAACTACGGGGAGCAGATGCCAGTAGCGGCTGTGGTGGGTGTTTTAGAGGCGGTGAAGTATCAGTTGATGCGGAGAGCATCGGGAGACGAAGAATGAACTGGACAGTATTTGTAGTGGATTGGGATTCTTTAGGACCGGCCAAGTTTGTGCTGTTTATGGTTGGGGTCGTTATATTTTCCGTGTGGTCAGAATGGCGTCGTGGTTGATTGCAGGGATAGGTGTTGTATACCTTCTGGTAGCGGTTCAACTGCTGGTAGAGGGTAAAATAGGGCTAGGCATAGCCTTTCTAGGTTATGCACTAGGTAATGTGGGCTTGTACTTAGCAGCGAGGTGAATATGCAATACGACAATACAAATAGTGGGGTTTTGTTTAAGAACGAATCCGAGAACGAGAAAGCCCCAGCTTACAAGGGCAAGATAAACGTGGACGGCAAGGAGTATGAGTTGGCCGCATGGATTCGGGAAGGCAAGAAAGGTAAGTTTATGAGCCTGAAGGTTCAAGAACCCCGGCAGAAGAAACCCGAACCAGATTTGGTCGCAATGGATGACGATATTCCTTGGTGAACAACATGAGCATTTTCTATGACGTAGATGCCTTTATGAAGGCGGCGGGACACGGACCAGACCAGAAAAAGGTCGGTCTGTACCTAGACTTGGTGCGGGAGGAGATTGGGGAGTTAGAAGAAGCGATGGCCGCTTTCCACTCTTCCGAGAACCTTCAGGACGAGCAGGTAGCGAAAGCAGATGCCTTGGATGCGATTTGCGACTCTATCTGGGTCTTAATAGGTCTAGGGAAGGTCATGGACCTGCCAATCGAATGGGGGTGGGATGAGGTCACAATCACGAACCTCAAGAAGATTGACGCCGAACTAGGAACCGTCTTGCGAGACGACCACGGCAAGATTATGAAGCCTGCTGGCTGGAGACCTCCCAATATGCTCAGGATTATCCAAGAGTTTGATAAGCAAAAATGAACTCAGGAGCCTCTTTACTTACAAGAGAGGCCACCTGTACTGGAAGCCCCGACCCGAGGAGTCGTTTGCCAAGTATTCTGCTTATGTGATGTGGAATCGGAGGTATGCCGGCAAGAGGGCCGGCTCTCCTAACAAGCGGGGTTATATCAGAATTGGTATAGCCAAGAAGTACTACATGGAGCACCGGCTCATCTGGTTGCTTCATAAAGGATGGCTGCCAGAGGCTATCGACCACCGAAACGGGAAACCCGCAGACAATAGGATGTCTAATCTCCGTGCGGCTACGCAGATGGAGAACCGCTGGAACTCTCGGAGAAAGCAACCTACCAAGACGAATG